TGCTCAAATGATTGCATCCGGTGTTGATTCGACAGGGTTTGCTAAGAACCAAGCAATAAACGAATTGATTGTCAAAATACCATCTTTGGTTGCTAGTGATTATAATTACATTGGAACTTGTAGTAATTCAGCGTATCTCAATAAGACGGATTGTGAAGCCAATGGTGGAACTTGGACTGCTATAGATGGCGATAATAGCACTAGAGAAAATGGAAGAAATATTCCATTTACATTTGCTTCAAGAGGAGATAATAACGAATTAGATAACTTAGGAGTCCCTGCAAAAATATCTTCTTTCCCCGACGCTGAAACAGATACAGGACTAACAGGCTTCATTAGAAGTTTTAGTTGTGATATAAGCGGAGAAACTTATGAATTATCTTTTAGTTTAGAATTTGAAACTGCGGTTATTGTTCCATAGGTGATAGAATGTATGATGTGCTTATTGGAAAACAACGAGGACTAATCTTTCCCGTTATGTGTAATGGGCATGTTAGAATAGATTATAGCGATAATGTTCCAGTTGGAGATAATATAGGATATGGTATTTTTGGCTATACAGGCTCATTTACTTTTGAATCTATTATCACTCCTTATGACATAAATGGTTTTGGGCAATATTCGGCAACATCAAGACCTACGATTAATCCTACACAAAAAACAATGCCGAGTGTTATATTCAGTAATGCTAGTAGTGCCGATTTTCAAAGTAATGAATATATGCCAATTGCTAATAGACTAGTCCATGAAATGAATATATTTTCTAGCACTAACTTTACAATATCATTAGTAAACTCAACAGTTCATAATGAAAATCAACCTGCTGAATATAAGATTAAGACAGTATTAAAAATAGCAGGAACGGACTACACAACAACTACTGATGCAACAGTAATTAATTCTAATCTTGGAGTTGGATTTATACACGATGGAACTACTGCTTCCAATGATGGTTTTGATAGAGAAGGTAGAGTGACGCATGTTGTTGGCGGAACTACTGATGGCACTAATAGCACTACAACAGTTCCGGTTGCTTCTACTGCTAAATTCCATGTAGGGCAAGAAGTATTTACAAGAGATGGATTTACATTTACATCTTTAGGAACTATTGCTTCTATTAATTCCGGCGTAAGTATTGTTTTAAATAGTGCGCCTTCTAGTAGTATAGGTAGTGGTGTAGATATATTTATTCACACTTACAAAGACCCATCTTACATAAATAATCAATTTCATATAGCGTGTACTTATGACAATGTATCTAAACAAGTAAGTATATATTTAGATAGTATTTTGGTTAAGCAAGCCATTTTATCGGTATCTTCGGACTTTTCTATGGCTCAAGAAGATTATTTCATAGGTGCTTCAAGCAATAATGGAACGGGGACAGAAAGTGCTATTGCTAACAAACAATTTATGGGAGAAATGCACGAAATGAGCATGGTAAATACAGTAAAGAAAAAATTCTTCACTAATAATTTATTACCTAACTTAGACGACACATTGTTTTATTTTAGATTTGAGGAGGTAGATGTATGACGGAAATTTCAACCTTAGTTGCTTTAAGTAAGCCTAGTTCAGTCATAACGGAGGATTGCACCGCTAGTAGTGGAAGTGAAACTTTAACCAATGTAGACAGTAATGATATTTTAGTTGGTATGAAAGTTACAGGAACACATATCAAAGATGGAACAATTGTCACGGCATTAAATTTAGGCAGTAATGAAATAACTATGAGTAAGGAAGCGAATGGTTCGGGAACTACTAGCATTACTTTCACTAGAACTGCATATGATACCCCAACCAATCCCCAACTTTGTGTTAGTGCGTTATCTCCTACATCCAATGGTTCTTTAGTAGATGCTTTTGGAGTAGCAGTAATAGAAGAAAATTCGGGTAGTATGGCTTTAACTCCCGTAGGTAGGGTGCAAGTCACCAACTGTAATGCTACTACCGGAAGTGCAAGAGTTACGCTTTCTAGTGGCAACACTGATTCTTTATATGTAGGGCAAGAAGTTACAGGAACGGGTTTCTCTACTTCATCTTTACCCGCAGGTAAAGCCGCTAGAATAAAAAGGATTATTTCTAGCACAGAATTTGAATTGACAGAAAAAGCCGTATCGAATGCCACAAACGCTACTTATGTTTTAGGAATAGAACACTTAAACTTAGAAGTCACAGAAGGAACTAGAATAAAGTGCTTCGATGATTTGACAAGCACAGGTATTAGACTAAACAGTATTGATTTAGACACTACTCATTTATTTGTTATGATACACTCCGATGATGTAAATAAACATCACTTCGCTAAAGTTTCGGAAATATTTACCGATGATATTAGCGGAGATTCATTTGAGTTTAGGCCAAAGTTGGGAGATGAAATAGCAAAAGATGTAAAGTTCAAATTATTTTCAACACCCATACCGACTGATAAAACAATAGCCGCAGTAGGGCTAGGAATAAAAAATAGCATAGGGCATTCTGTTTCATTAGCAAGACCATTATTTTATTTCTTTAATGAGAACTTAGATAAAAAGAATCAATTAAATCACAATAAGAAATATAATTTACTTTATTCGGAATTAGATTTTGTAGCAGTGAGCGCAACTCAAGATTCTTTATCAACTAAAAGTTTCTTTTCAACAATGCCCGATTTTGGAACAGATATAATTGATTATGGAAAACAGACGCTAAAGGCAAGATTAGTAGATAATTTAAAAACATTAGATAATCCTTCTACTCATACGAGTAATGAAGGAGAAACATTATTAACATACACTCCATTTACAAGTGATGCTTGTTTTACTAATGCTAGAAGAGATGATAACGATACAATAACTGATACTGCAAGTCAAGATTATAATGGCCCATATAGATATTTATCATATGGATATTCTAAAGATAGGGCGAACTTATCTTACAATGTAATAGACCAAATACTCTATGAATCTATGGGAGCAAAAGGAACTTTAGCAGAAGTAAAGGTCGCTGACCCTTACAGAATACTTAGTAAAAAAATAGGAGATGAAGAACCTCTTAGAATAAGACACCAATTATTTACAGGAGATTTTAATGAATTTAAATCAATAGGAGCAACTATAACTTCTAATCCTTCGGGTAATACTTATGCTACGACAACAGACTATGACTTAGGAAGTTATTTGAATGTGGGGGATGAAGTTAGAGTAGGAACAAGAATAGTAGTTGTTCAAAGCATAGCCTCTATTAGTGGTAAAACTCAAAATATTACTTTTAGAAGTGAGAATAGATTAGAAACTGAATCAATATTTACAACAGGTTCTTACACCTTAGCAAATAATAGTGTGCTTGAAAGACGAGCATACAACCCAACAGATAATACTTTACTAACCGATTTTCCATTAGTAGCAAATAGACAATCCTCTTTGCATGTGAAATTGATTTCAAAACAATTTAATTTTTTATATGCAGGAGTTAGTGCTATTGATGTAAATAAAAGATTGATTACTTTATCTTTTTCAAACAAGGGATATTTTGATTCAACTACAAAAAACATGTTAGATTATATGAAAGGACAATACGCTATCTTGGCTGAAAAAATGACAGGAGAGGTAGAAAGAATAGACCACTATAAAGAAAATGGCCTTACTCAAGTTAAGTTAGCAGGAAGAAGTAACATTAGAAAACTTATTTCTCCTATTATATCAAAGAATACTTTATTTTCTCAAGATGTAATTTATTCAACACAAAGCCCATATAATAAATTAACAAGTGCGGGTGCTAATTTTACTTGTGATTTTGATAGTAAAACATTAACTGCTTCCACTAGTATAACTCTTTCGGCAGGAACTCAAGTTCATTTGAAATATGCTTCGGGAGTTATGAGTTATATTGGAGAGATAGCGTCTACTGTAACCGGAACTAGTTTTACTTTGGTAGATAAATCAAGAGCAGAAGGAACTACACTAGCAGGATATAAAGAAACTAATAAAAATTATATGTTAAATAAAGCATTAGGAACTAACTCGTTTGTAAGTTCAACTACTAGTTTAAGTGGTGCTTCTAACAAAGGATTGTTTTTCAATTCGGGCGTAAAAATAACTTCAACAGGAACAGAAGGAGATGTATTAGTAGGTAGTAGTGCAAGCGATAATGAAAACGCAATAGGTTATTTTATTAGTGATATTACTAACATAAAAAGCGATTCACATTTTCAAGGAATATTAGAAGATGAAAATAATAATGCTGAGAGTTTTGATACTGTAAATACTTTAATAGATTTTGAAGTTGTTAAAACAGAATCAGCAGGAGAAAATAAAGGAACATTTGTGACGGTTGCTCCATATGTGCCTTTAACATTAGGTAGAGTTGATATAAATTATGCTAACACCCAAGACACTACTTTCCATAAAGACACTTTAGGTAAAACACTCCATGACATAACTAACCATGCGAGAAAATACATAGATGTTGATAGTGATTTAGCACTATCAGCATTCAATCACATTAGAGGACAAAAAAATCTACACAACAAACCGATTTATGTTGGTGGTAAATTTTTAGCGAATATTGTTTCAGTAGAGAAGAATGTTGAGATATTTAAATCAACTGCCGTTGATGGAACTACTGCCGCAACGGTTAATACTACGGGACTATCCGAAGGAATGGTTTTATCGGACAATGCTCATGTAAATACTAAAACTATTAGTCAATTAACTTCAACAGGAATAATATTAAGTTCAAGTGCAGGAGGAACTAGCACCGCAGATACATTATATTCTTTACCTTCAACTCTTGCTAGAATATATGTTGATAGAGATATTGGTTTAGTTACCATACCTTGTAAACTAAACTCTAATACAACATTGAGTAATTTTGATACAACAAGCATATATGCCGGTATGAAAGTAGAAGGATTAGATGAAAACGGAAATGTAGAGACTACCAACATTCCTGCAAGCACAACTGTTGTTTCTGTTGATAGTCCTACTACAATAACAATTAGCAATAATGCTAATACCTCTAACGAAGGTGTTAGTATAAGATTTTCTTTTGGAAGTGGAACTGTAATAGATAGACTAGAAGGACACCACAACCAAGATGCAACTAGAGAAACTTCTAAACTCACACACGAATTTAATTTATTAAATGCGGGTCATTTACACGGTGCAAAAAATATTGCTTTGATTCATCCTGTTCTTAATTTGACTAATTCCTACAATCCTACTAGTATTGTTGATTATAGATTAGGTGGAGAACAACCAAATCATATTACCGGCGAACTTTCGGTAAATTTAGTAGGTAGTAAGTTAGATGAATTTGGCACTTATCAATCGAATTTTGGTGCTTCTAATTATAGACTTATGAATATTGAAAAGGGCAACTATAACAAATCTAAACACCTTTACTTTGATGAAGATGCTTTTAGATTCTATGAAGAAATACCTAGCAAAATAAAATATTATTCTAGTGGATATAGATATAGTGCAGGATATTATACAGATGGTTTTTTACAAAATAATATTATAGGAACAGATATTTGCGGAATGAATATTATAGGGCAAGGAGAAATTGGAACTACCAATAATGACCCAATAATAGATGCAACAGTCGAGCATAGTCTAGGTGGAACGACTAAGCACTTCGATGATATTTTTAGAATTGGACAAAAAATAACAGGTGCAGGAATACCCGATGATACCTTCATTGGAAATATAATTGGCGTTGGAAATAGTAGTTCTAGTACAATTGAAGTAAGACTAACTAATCTTAGTGCTACTGCGGTAGATGCTACCGCCACCGCTACGGAGGTTAATGCTAAATTTTTTGAATTTGATAATAAAAGATTAATTGAAAGTAGGGGATATTTACCTAGTATTGGAGATAAATTTTACGAACCTAATACTCTTGAAACTAAAAGTGAAACTATATTTGATAAATCTTTTTACAAAGAAGGCGGAACTCCTAATATGTTTTATACTCCTAGACCATATACAGAAGTTGAAACTTCTAGTATTAATGGGGGAGCGTCATTAAGAGCATTACATAGATTTAGAGATAAATTTGAACAAATAGACCCTAAGATAGCAAGAATGTTTTTATTTAGCAATAGTGATTTGTTGCCTTATTCATCAAAGAGAAAAGACAGTTTGATGAATAAAGATAAAGACAGGAATATTGCTAATTACTCTTTATTGACAATCAATGAAATATTAACAACAGAACACTCGGAAACAAAGGAAGCGGTAAAGGGAAGAACCACTAGCATAACTAATTTAGATGATTCTTATTCTAATCATAATATAGTTTCTGCAAGAGGTGATAAAAAAATAAATCAACTAAAAAGATTCGGGATTATGCGATTAACTGAAATAGTCGTTGATTGTTTTTATAATCAATTTGACCCCGAAAATATACCAAAAAGAAATAAAAATATAGGGACAATTGGTTTTTATCCCAAAATCCAAATTACAAATGTGGAGGATTATCTCGGTAATCACTTAAGTATTTCTTCTGTAAGTAATAAAGTAATTAATACAGTAAGAGCAGATACGGGGGCGGCGGCTACTGCTGAGGATATAGTTGCTAAAGACATAATTGTGGATAAAGCGGGTAGATTTATTGGAGTTGTTGCTTCTGTTGGAAGTAATGCGATTACTCTTACGGCAAATGCCTGTAAAACTGACTTGGCAACAGATTCAACAGGTGATTTTTATGCTCCAAGATTAAATAATCAAGCGGGAGGTTCACCAAATGGACAATTTATGAAATTGTTTTATATCCCTCATGCTTATTTTGAGCAAGGAAATAGAGTAGAAGTTACGGGTGTGGTTTCTAATGGTAGTGCAACCATGACTAGTGTTGATACTACCGATTTATTTGTAGGTATGAGAATAGATGGTTCGGGAGTGGCTAATCCTGCTAATGCTTCCTATACTTATAGAATCAAGAGCATAGATAGTTCTACACAACTAACTATGAGTATTAATGCGACTGCTCCTTCCGGTGGAACTCAAACTTATACCTTCACTAATTACTATGGAGCAGGAGTAATAACAGGATATAATACAGAAAATAATTTTGTAGAAATCGATGGAACAGTAAATCTCTTACAAATGGCTACTATGCGTGGTCTAGCAAGTGATGGAACGGGCCATCCTAATAATTATGTTAGTAATTTAACCACTGCAAGTAGCGGTATAGGTGCAAATAGAGGAGATAATGATGCCGGATATGGAGGCGGTGATGCTAACCATACAGATATTACTTTCTTCACAAAAAAAGGAGTAAGGATAGCAGGTCAAGTAGTTAATAGACAAGAGGACTGCGCTATAATTTTACCGTTTGGTTTTAGTGGACTTCAAGGTTATTATTCTTGGCTAGGTAGGTCGTTTTTTAATGATTTAGATACTTTTAGTGGAAACTATCATAGTGATAATCCAAGCATAGTTTCTAAATCTATTTTTCCGATATTAGGAGAATATTTACATCAAGGCACTACTGCAACACAACAAACGGGAGAAGGCAATAATATTCTTAATGGTAGTTATTCTAATAGCGAAGATAGAGGAGAGTCAAATAATAGAAGAATGCTACAAAACCATATTCCCGTTTTCTTAGATACATGGGGCATAACCGGAGGAGAAGGGGCTTCGGCAGATATTGGAATGACTGCAACTAAAATAACAAACACTAGAGGAATAAATGTAGTAGGAACTAGTGATGCAACTAAAGAAGTAAGAATAGGCTTGGCTTTAGGAACAATTTGGTCGGGTAATAATTCATTAACTACTTCGGGATTTGCTAGTAAAACAGTAAGCACTGATGCGGTATATGCTAATAGTAACCCTACTTATGAAAATGACGCTGATGGTGTTTTTGGTGGATTTAAACCAACACTAAAAATAGATACAGGTTTTAATGCAGTTGCCACTTTTACTACGGGTGGCTCGACAGATGGTAGATTTGAAGCCGTCAATAGCGATATATTAGACCAACATGGAACAGGAGGTATTCCGAAGACGCACTTATATGTAAACAGATTACATACAGATGGCCATACAGACTTTTCTAAACTACCAAAATTTACTAGAACAATTTCCGTAAATACTACCACTTCTCCCGACCAAGTTATTATGAGTGCTAATTCTCTTGCATCGGGGACAGGAGAAACGGTTAGGTTTAGTAGAAATCTTGCGGGTCTTGATGAAAAGGCTACAAACGGAACGAAGGTTCACACATTAGTTTTCCCCGATTTTTTTATTGTTGGACAGGCAAATACAATGAACGCACATTGGTTAAGTTTTGTTGATTTAACAGGATGTTATTTAGTTAGTGAAGATGTTAAAAGACATTTAGAAAATACAGGAGCAGTTGAAAATTATGAGACTGCCGGAGATTATGGATTAGGTGGCTCTCATGGATTAGGAACTAATATACAGGCTCTCAGAGAAAGCATGGATTTAGGAACTCCAAACTATATTCTTTATGTCATTTCACATGAAATAGATACAACTAGCCCCGAAAGAAAACACATATTAACAGTTAGTGGAACATTCCCAAGTGCTGCGAGTAGTAGAACTGCCTCTACTAGATTTAAAACTTTTAGAATTATGCAACCAAACCACACTTGTTTTTATGATTATAGCCCCAAAAACATTAGGATAAATCAAATGTCTTCAAGATATACAAAAAAACCAAGAGAAGATACCATGTATGAAACAATAAATCATTTTCTCTACAAAGACCAATTAGGCTCTCACAGAGATGAAGGAAATAATGAGGGAGTTCTTTCAATGTATGTTGTAGTAGACCCCGATGGACAAACTACGGAAGGAAACCTAGTTGTTACAAATCCGGTTAATTTAAGAGATAATATAATGTCTACCGGAGAAATCAAAATGAATCTTAGTGATGGGGATAATAATAATTTTACTTCGGTTACTTTTACTGATATGGGAGATGATATAGGATTTGAATTTAATCTAGCAGACCAAAAAGAACTATTAGGAGTTGTTTCTATGTCCGAAACTATTGACTTATTAATCAATGATGAGAATACTGAAATAGGTAAAAGAGCATTAATTGGTTCTGCCGTTTCTGTTTCTCAAGATGCTGATAAGTTAATTAATGAAATGTTAGAAGAAAATGATATTGAATTTAATATAACTGAATCAAACTACCCTTATTTTGTTGCTCCTAACTATAAAGGAGTAGATTTATTTTCTGCAATAAAATTCTTAATGAATAAGAAGAATAAAATTTTAATTGAAGATAATGGAACTTTTACAATAGAAGAAGAAGAGGGTTCTAACTTCTTCCCTAATATTTTATTCACCACAGAAAATAGCGATACTCAAATTTATACTTATAGTAGAGAAAAGAGCATGTTTGATTTTTATAATGAAATTATTGTATTTGGTAAAAGTCATAGAGCAGTAAGAAAAGAATTGAATAGCATAAAAAAGAAGGGTAAGAAAACACTACAAGTATTTGAAAATGAACTTATTAATCAAAACGATGTTGATAAAAGAGCAAGTGAACTTTTAAAATTACATAACGATGATACCTTCGGTCTTAAATTAAATGTAGGGCATAAAGGCATTTCTCATCTAAGAGTTGGTGATGTTGTCACTGTTGAAATACCACAAGAAAATATAACTAGAAGCGAGTTTATTGTTTTAGAAATACAACACAATTTAGCAGGAACTTTGGATTTAGAATTAGGAAGTTATACTAAGGGCTTAGAAGATAGATTTGCTGAATTAGCAATAAGCAATAGAGCAGTTAATAATAAAATTAGAGAGGGTTCATTTAACGATAATCAATTGAATTTTGATTTCTTAGAAAAAATAAAAATAAAACCAATAAAATTTTTGGCTAGGAAAAAAAGTGTTTCAGCAGGTGGATTTACACTAGGAACTAGCAGTGATACTTCGCAAACGCTAAATACAAACACCAATGCACTAAATATAGGCACGACCACATTCACTACTCTTGTGGAGGAAGAATTTTGATAACTGAAAAATTACAGAACTTATTGGCTACTCAACTAAAAACTTTAGTTGATGCCGGAAGTGCAAAGGTAGGATTAGGTGGAAATTCTACTTACTCTTCACAGACAGATTTAGATGTAATTTTATCAACTGCAACTTCTGTATCTTGTGTTCAATCCGATGCTAATGTTGTTCAAATCAAAGTAACAATGTCCGGTTCGGCGGCGGCTATGACAGGTCAAGTTATTAGAGAAGTAGGGGTTTTCGATAGTAGTTCTAACATGCTAGTTAGAGAAAACTTTGAAGGTATTGGGCCATTTTCTTCTAATGACACATTAGAGTTTTTTATAATATTGGAGGTAGAGTGATATGCCAACTGAAGCGAACCCGCATTATTTTGCTACAAATACAAAAGATGATACATCAATAGACCAAATAACCGACTCGGTAGATTTTCCACATACAGGATTAATTAAAGCATTAAGTTTAGGCATGAAAGGAAACTATGCCGTAAAGGGGTCGGCAACAGATTTTGACATTACACAAGCAAGCAGTGGAAATGTATTACAAGTAGCGGAAGGTAAAATACTCCGTGACGGTGCTTTTCTTGCAGTAGCAGCAAAGAATTTTACTGCTAGTGATTTCCAAGCAACTACTAACACCCACCATTTATTAATTGCTGATAACGCATCTCCTCCTGTATTACAAATAAGAAAACACGGTAGTTCTACTCAAAATGCAATACCTCCATATACAGAAGGAGATACAATAATTGCAGTTGTTACTTATACAAGTGATGGTTTTAACGACTTAAAGATTCAATACTTAACAACAGGTAAAGTTGCTAACAATGTAAGTATTGGCTATGATAGTTCGGGATATAACGAGGCTATGTCAATAAGTGCAAATGCCGGAGACACTACAATAGAAAACAAAGTATCGGATAAGGATATTATTTTTAAAGTAAATGACGGCGGGGCTTCAAGTGAATCTATGAGAATTGATGGTGATATAAACCAAGTTAAGATTAAGTCTTTAGGTATTGGAACGGCAGCCGAATTTACAATAACAGAATCTAGCGACGATATTACAATTAAGAATACTGTTAGTGATAAGGACATTATTTTTAATATTAATGACGGAGGAAGCGATACTGAAATTATGAGATTCGATGGTTCTACATCGACGGTAGGTATAGGAACTGCAAGCCCCGATGCTAACGCTAAGTTATCAGTAGAAGGTGCAATATCTTTAGACGAAATATCAGCCCCTACAAATACTGCTGATAGAGGACAATTATATACTAACGCTGATAATCATTTACATTTTATTAATGGTGCAGGAACGGATGTAAAAGTTACAGAAGAAGTTTTTATTGTGGCTTTATCGGATGAAACTACCGACTTAACTACGGGAACTGCTAAGGCAAGTTTCAATATGCCATTTGCTATGACATTAACAGGAGTAAAAGCAAACTGCACAACTGCTCCGGTAGGTTCTACAATTATAGTAGACATTAATGAAGCAGGTTCTACAATACTAAGCACTAAACTATCTATTGATGCAAGCGAAACTACTTCCACTTCGGCTGCTTCGGCTGCGGTAATAAGCGATACTGCCTTAGCCAATGATGCTTTAATTACTTTTGATATAGACCAAATAGGTTCTTCAACTGCCGGTAAAGGATTAAAGGTTACACTATATGGTTATAGGGCGTGATGTTATACCTGTTCATATAATAAATTCATACATTCAATTTCCTGCTTCCGTTGGGGCAAGTAATTTTATACAAATTGCTACTAGTGCTAGTGGTAATTATCCCAACAGTTCTAGTGGTGGAGCAGTTAAATTTGGCTTTTATCAAGGAACTACGGTAATAGGAGGAGTATTTGACGGGTCAAGTGGACTTGGTACTGCATCTTCTCCAACTAGAACAACACAATCAGCCACACTAGCAACTTCTACAATACAAACCGCACATTCTAGTAGTGCCTTTGGTGCTTTATTTATTGTTATAGGAGGGTATCTTAGAGGATGGGATGATTCTACTACTGCCAACAATAGCGGTGTAAGCAGTATAAATTGGAAAGTTGAATCGGGGGCATTAGTAAGTAGTAGCATGAGTAATGGGACTTCAATACAACTCCAACAAATAACTTCTGTTCATCCTTCAAATAATTCGGGTACTTATAGAGATAGAACGCCTATTCAAGATAATACGGCTATGCCTTCTAGTAGTATAGACCATACAGGAGGAATTTATGCGTTAGGATTTTCGGGTTCGGCAAGTATTTATATGGCGAGACTACAGTTAGGAGGGGGTAGAGGCGGTGCTACTTTTCCTGCAACTAATGATACTTTTACTCTTAGACTAAGTGCCGAAGGAACTATTGGTGGAGTTGCACAAGAAGTAGTTCACGATATTATAGTTACATTCTAATTGAGGAATTAAAATGACAAGAATAACAGTTAATATACCGCAGGGAGTATCGGGAGATTTTGAAGTTGCCCACTATACTAATACAACTACTGACAATATGTGGCAATTGTATTTAGAAATGAAACAAGAATCTAACTTAAATTATTGTGTATTACTACATAGTGATTGTGATATGCCAATTATGCAAGACTCGGAAGCGGAATATAGAGAACATCAGTGGTTATGGGATAAAGCCACAGGTCATGTTTTAATCGGAGGACTAGGTATAGGCATGGTAAATGTTGCATTACTAACAAATCCAAATGTTACCTCGGTTACAATCATAGAAAATTCACAAGATGTAATAAATTTAGTTTGGCCTCATTGTGCTAAAGACAATAGATTTAATTTAATACAGGCTGATATAGAAACTTGGAATCCACCTTCGGGTTCTCAATGGGATGTAGCATGGTTCGACACTTGGACTACTGCTAATTCTCTTTCATGCAGTGAATATGAAACTTTAATGAGAAACAAATATTCTAGTTATTGCACCGAAATAGGTTTTTGGGGAAGTTTACCACCGCAATAGTTCAACATGTTATTTTTAACTTACATAGTTTTAATTTCAATCATCGGCATTATATGGGGATTTACAATTACTTGGCTATTTTACGATGAAGATAAACCGTTAAATTTTATTATTCTAAATTCAACGGAAGATGAAGTTTGCACTTATGTAGAAAAAAAATGAATTTTTTATAAATTAAAAATTTGAAAAAAAATGCCAAAAAAAAAGGAAAGAGAGTAGCCTAAACTACTCTCTCTCCTAATTATTTAGTGTCTTTCGACCATATACCCTTACAAGACCGACATTCCCAAAGTTTTACTTGCTCGCTAGAGCCAACATAGAATCCTAAGATTCTCTTTGCTAATGTCTTATCTCCACAATAAGCACACTTCTGTTTTAAACTCATTTCTTTTCTTCCGTTTGACCCATTAATCTTTTGATATAATCATCGACGCTTTGTTCTGTAATGTTTGTTCCACCAAAGGCGGCGAAAAACAATAGCGTCAAGATAATCATAAAGATGAATAAGCCGAACCATTCTGCCGTAGACATTACCAATCAACCTCCAAATTTACAAATTCCTCTTTTTCTATCGAGAATGCTTTAACAATCCCATGTTCTTGTCCATACTTCCATAAGTCATAAACTAATTGTGTATCTTTCATGCAGTATTCAACTACCTCATCATATTGACCCATCTTCCATAACTTAGGTGCATCGGCACTATCCATCAACTTAGCATCATTCATGGTGCATTTTACAAGATTCTTAAGTTGAAATCTTTCCCCATGTTCTTTAAGTAATATCTTGCTAGTATCAATATAATTTTCATCCCCTAAATATTTATGAATACAATATATATCCATAGAGTCTCTAAGAATTGGTAAATCAAACGCTGCGATATTGTGACCTAAAACTTTACCACCTTTAGATAAGTGGTCGTCTAAATCATATTTTAGTTCACCTAGATTTTTAACTATATGGCCGGACTTGGCAAAAGACTCTACGGGTTCATCAACATAGACAGTTCCATTAGAACCATCCCATGTTGCCACTGTCGATACTTGAAACATATGCGTATTACTAAAGCCACCAATCTCATGTGACATGTTTTTAGTTTCAATGTCTAATGCTAGAACTGACATGCTTAATCACTAGACCAAAGTTTACTAATCTTTTCCGCTTCTTCATCTACTGATGGTTCATCTGCACCAATTCTTCTCTTTAGAAAAGCGACAATGTTTGCACCTGCTATACTTAGCATGGAACAACATTCCCAACCTTCATCACCGTAAGTATCTAATGTTTCAATTATTACCTTCGGCCCTTTTGTTACATCAAACACCACATATGTATTTTCGTATTTCATTTCTTTTCCTCCTCTTTCAATTTATAATAAACAGAACGCCCTTTTTTATCCTTTTCTAATAACTTCATTTCTTCATATTTGTCACATAGTCTTCTAATGGTTCTATCATTTTTCCCTTTCGACACTAACTCATCTATGAGTAATTTTTTACTGAAAAATCCATCTTCATTCTTTTTCATAGTCCTAATAGTTTCCAAGAAGATTTGCTCATTTGGTGATTGAGTTCGCTTGCCGACCCTCCTAGTGACCTTTAGGCTTCGCTCCAACCATAATACCAATGTGTTATAACATTGTCGGACAATGTTTCCTGCCTGTCTAACATTCCTCCCACTGACAACAAACCTCTTTCCTTCGTTTTTAATATCCTTTGCTTCCGCAATAGAACATAGAACTGACATTTTAATTAGAATCTTCAATAACCTAGTTGTAAAGTTAGATGCAATTTTTCTAACAACGGGGTCACTTGAACTAATGAACTGTTCCATAGTTTCGTATTCTAATAACAATACATCGTTAAAATCTTGAGTATATTTCATTGTCTTAAGTGGGTCTTTTACCTTTCCAAATCTTTCTTTTACAATCTCATATATTTCAAAGAACTCATTAGCAAACTCTTCAATAGGGGCATTGATTTCTTCTATTTTCCCTGCTTTTGAAATTTGCATTCTTCTCATAATATCTAATACACTTTCGGGAACATCCCAAATAAACAAAATCATTCTTTGTAATACACCTTTGTTAGCAATAACTTTTGCTAGTTTTTCCGGTGGATATGTCATGGCTAAAATAGACCTTTCACAATAACAGTTCATCATTTTACCTCTCTTTAGTTTCTTGGTGATTTTCCAAGATTCTCCGGCTAATGTATTCATAAGAGTATTAAGATATACAATGGCCTGTTCTTTATTTTGGCTCTGCTTAAAAACACCGGAATATTCAAACTCATCCCAATGTGCTAATCCGCTACCTTCTAACAAACCTGCTTCTCTTAACCAACCTAATTCTTTACTAGTGTTTCCTTCATCATCCGTTTTTTCAATCATGGCTTCTTCATATCCGCCTATAAGCGCAGCGTCGGTATATTCAGTAGTGGACATAATGTTAAATTGCTTAGGAGAAGATGAGGGAACTTCTCCTTCTCCTTCCCATTGTTCATAATCTACCGAACCATCCGAACTAACATATGTATTCTTAGGGTGTCCTTCATCTTTAGGTTGTGCATTTATTTTGGAAAATAAACTTGCAGTGACGGGTTTTAGAAAAGCCCACAATGTAGATTTACCCGAACCGGAAGTTTGTATTTGACAAAAATGTACTCGACTATCTTCTATGCTTCTACCGTTTGGTATTTGCACAAAGTCTTTACAAATTTGTCCTAGTATAACAAAACAACTTAACGCTGCCGGTATGTCATTCTTGAAGGCTACCTTTACTGCATCTTGCTGAAACCGCCTAATAAAACTAGGCAAGTTAGTATTGAAAATTTTAGTGTTTTCATCTAACTTATAGAGGTATTCTTCTTCTTCTTTGCTCATTTCAATTTCTTCATAATTTATATCTTCATTCATATTTTCACCTTCCCTTCGGAATTTAATACATTCAAGATTCTTTTGGCTAGGGTTCTTCCTATGCCATCCATTTCTTGAAGTTCATCTTCGGTTTGTTCGCCTATTTCCATAATCGAACCATACGCTTTAATCAGCGCATTTGCTTTGCTTACCGACAAGCCTTTAATTGTTGTTAATATATCTATTCTCAAATCATCCGTTGATATTCTTTTGAATATCTCCGGTCTTATTACTTCCCTACTAAGGGGTTTCATTTTACATATAGAAGCGATAATTAACGATGCTTCTTTTTCACTAGATACCCAAAATGCCTTAGCATCAGTATCTAATGTTATTCTACCAATAGCACCAAGAAACTTATTTTTTAATTTATTAGACCAATTAGCCTCTTGTGCAGTGCTTAGTTTATTTTTTGTTTTTATGTATTTTTTGTATTGCATAATTCCTTCATCGATACTACCATAAATAATAACTACATTAGTTTGATAGTGTCTATCCATATTATCTAATTGTGTCCACATTCTTTTACTCATTACTGAACTAATAAAATCATGGGCTGACTTAGCCTCAAAACATACATCATCGTAAACATAATCTCCTATCTCTATCCATTTCTTTTCATAGGGTATCTTCATCTTTAGTGCTTCACTCTCTACTAGTTCTACAAGTTTAGAACCTTTCTTTTCTCTACTATCTATTACTAACATTATGCTTCCTCCGCATGTTCGGGGTATCTCCAACATTTACCAACACAATAACCATTAGGTATTAATACAGTCTTACAATGAGGACTACTATAATTACCATGCACAGTAAATCTTGCATGTTTTCTAGTTTCGTTCTCGTTCCAATCTAGCCATATTTCTTTATTGGTTTCTACCAAATTTCTTATTTCATCTACTATTGCATCTAGTATTTTGTCTTTATCTTCTTTACTTTCTACCTTTCTACAACCGGACAATAAATCTCTATACCATGAAACTAAATATGCTCTAGCCATATGTGAAGGATTCTCAGTCATAATAGCATTGTATAAACAAGGCAAGATAGGCAAAGAGCCTGTTGTTTTAGGAACTGCTATTTCACCACTTATCTCCTCAAAAGAAGGTGCTTCGGGAAATACAACTTTTACAGAACCACTTATTCTAAAAGGAATTTTTCTAGGCTTCTTT